GGTATCCATATATACACATTAGTTTTGCTTCGCCGTAGCAACCAGACTAGACTGGTCGAATAGGTTTAACGGCACCTATTCCAAGCCGATAACAATCTCATCTTCCTCGATGAGATCCTCTCCTAGATATTTGTGTCTCCATCTATTTACACATTTATCATAGGAGATGTCCAAAGATGGACACAAATGCTCAATATTGCATTTTTGAGCAACCAACCGCAATTTTGCTCGCCTATCTTCAAAAGTCTCTCGACCATAATAGAACCAATCTCGCAAAGAACTTTCAATATTCTGGGCACTATGCATTGGTAAAGTTAACTCTTTAGATAATAAGTGAGAATGCAATCTCTTGTAAATAGAATCTTCAGATAGAAGACCTACTTTTTGCCCAAGATCAGGATTGTATTCGCACTTCCTCTTAAGAAAATCAACATCTTTCTCACTCATATAGTGTACTGGAGTAGATTCCTTATCAGGCATTGTAAATTTCATATCATGCTCAGATAACCAATCAGCATATGTAATATGAGTAAATTCACTACAATTAGCTGAAACAGTACCTATAACATCGTCTCCATAAGTTAAAAATGCACATTCTTTCTTGAAATCAGCCTCAGGATATTTAGTATAAAAACAACTCCTCAAAAGGAGTGAATTAACTAATGAGTTAATGATTACAGTCAAATTTTGACCAGAAGGATTTGTTCCAAATAATTGTATTAAATCACCATTATAGGCCATAACGGGATATACAACTTCATGAACTACCATCTTCATAAGATCAATATCATCTTGTGTATAATCATCACATCTTGATGCAATATCTATCAAAATATCAAAAGCGGCTATGGTGACTTGAGCAGGCATTCTAACATCATACTTGCTATAGTCACCAGCTAATACACGTTCAGTTCCCTTACTCATAGCAGCATCCCATAATTCTTCCCATTCTAAGCCTTCAGCATTTACTCCAACTGCACATTCATACAAAATTGGATTCATTTGAATAATCCTTACAATAGGAAGAAAATACATACGAATTATGAGTTGCAAAACTAAGGGAGCACTCTGAAAAACACGCACCTTATCCTTGGTCAATTTTGTTGGTTCATCCTTAAGACAAGATTTCCATATCATGTAGCACCTTTTACCACTTCTGAGAATCTCAATAATACGATCAAATTCATCCCATATTTCTTTCTTAAAAGTCCTCGGTTTACCACATTCAGGATAATCTTGAGGGTCCAAATCAATTAAAAGAGGATGTTTTAAACCACTAAAAGGAAATCCAGGTGAAGTATTAAAATTCATGGCGTCTATAAACTTCACTCCAACTAACCCACTAACTGTGGCAACTCTCGACAAAGGGCCGATTTCAAATAATTCAGGTATTTTGCTACATAAACCCTCTGTAAGATCTTTCATTGATCTGACAGATTTTTGCAAAACACTACCCAACGGCAAACTTGGGAGAGAAGCATGTACAAGAGTAGCTTGAAATGGATATCTACCTTTACCTTTCATCTTTGGAGGTCCCCATTGCTGTTTAACTCCAAATACCTCTTCAACTGCATCTGACATAATAGTTGGTGAAACATTACTATAAGGTGTAGCTCTGCCACTAGTCTGACCATAAACATCAATGCAAGCACCTTCATTAAGAAAGTTAACTGCACTTTTGTTATGAATATCTACACAATTAATAATGGGTTTATCAAACGTTGAAGTTGGAAAATTACCCATATGAGGCAGTAAATCACCACAAGAGGCCGAAAGAACTACACCATCAACTTGGGATAGAACAGATAAAGCATTGTTGGCTTGGTCCTGTGTTAAGATACCACAACCACCTAGTTTACCTTTACCACCCAAATGGAAACCAAGAATCATAGAACCTTTAGCATCACTGACTAATGGGGACATACACATACCAGCCTTTGTCTCTATAGGGAGAGTATAATAACTACCCATAAATACAGTTATGGTATGTGCCACTTTGCTAATTCCTTTAAATAATGTGGGAACAAATTCAAGAGAACTTCCCATAATATCCCGCGTAACAAATAAAGCTGGAGTTTTTCCGACAAATATATCAGTTGGTAAAAATTTCCTAAAATCCTTCATAGATCCTCCACTTGTAATAAAACAAAGGGTAAAATC